TTTTAGAGTTGCGTGTCTATCTGCAACATCTAATCCTGAGTCATCAATAGGTGGAAACTGAACTTCATCTACTTGGAAGTTTCTATCTGGATTTATAAAAGAAACTATAACCCTATTGTATCTATCATTTTTACTTGGAGAAGATAAACTGTAACCACCAATAATATCATCTTCTGTAAGTGTGATTGAAGCTGAACCTGTTGTTTCAATAACTAATTTATATTTACCACCAGCATAAGGTAAAAATCCTCTGCACCCTGTAATTAACTCTCTCAGGTTAGAGATTACTTTTTTTGATGTATCTAAAACTGCATTTGTATCAAAAAGATTTATTTGTGAGCCACCTGAAAAGGGAGTAACCTGAGTAACACAAACTTGTGAAGCATCATAAAAACTTTGTAAATCAATATCAGCAGTTGGTATTCCTTTTCCATATCTTTCATTTCTAAGATAATCTAAAATACAAAATGCTGGATTTGTAGAATATGTTGCACTTGATTCAACTAAACTTGAATTTAATGTAACTATTTTTTTACCTTGTATTTTAGCTTGTACTTTTGGGATTGAGCCAAAAATATCTTGATTCCATTTAAACTTTAAAGCAAGATAAGCAATACCTGATAATTTATGGTTGCTTGTCCAGCTTGATAATGTTGATAATAGACTAGATGCACTTTGACTATCACTACCGAAATGTGGCTCAATTGTGATGTAACTAACACCATCTTTATAAAAATTACTATCTGAACTTGCTACTGTTCTTTGTGTATTATCTGTAAGAGAACCACTAAATGTTACTACTTTGTCATCAACTCTAATTTCTTGTATTGAGTTTATTTCACCCTCGCACATAACAAGAGCCATGTATAAAAACTCGTTATCTGTTCCAGAAGTTTCTAAAAAAACTCGAACACCACCAAGCAATCTTTCCCCATAAACAACAGGCACAGCCGCATCATTACTTTGTTTATTAAGTAATATTCCTCGTTCAAAATCATCAAATTCACCTACACCAAAATCAGGAATATCAGGTGTTGGTATCAACCATGATATAGCTTTACTAAAAATTTTTATGATTGGTTTGAAAAAGCTTGTTACAGGTTTAAAAATATTATTTAAAAATCCCATTATGTTCTACCCCATTTAATATCTTGTACTGTTTGACTAGAAAAATCCATACCAACATCTGTGCTAAAAAATCTTTGTTGAGATGTATTATTTGTTTTACGACCTGATTTTTTTTCAAAGTCCGCCCAATGAGAAACAATATCTAAACTTACTGAACTAGCTGTATCTGTTTCTTGTATTGCAAAATTATCAATAGTGCCTTTGTAAAGTAAAAAAGGGTCAGCTATCAAAGCACTATTATCATCTAAAAATCCTCTAAATATTGTAACTGTATCTGTAATAATGTTTTCATTTAAAACTGTTGAAATGAAAGTTTGATCTGCTCCTGAAAGTGTAATTGATATTGGTGATAAATTTACATCTGTTTCTTCTGTAAAATTTGAAACACCCATAATAAAATCACTTGCATTATATGTAACTGAACTTCCTGAAACTGATGATGTTAGTGAAAAAGAGCAATCAGTAATATTAACAGGAGTACCGAACCCAATAGTGATAAGGTGGACAGGTCTAATATCATTTGTCGCTAGTTCTGTCTTTATTGATGATGTTAGGCTTCTCGTCATATTTCTCGTAACTTGTTCTGTTTATTTTAATAGTATCTAATACCTTATATTTAGCATTTTTGGTAGGCTGATTATATTGTCCAAGATCATTTGTTTTAAAATTAATATTTTCTTCGTCAATGATTTCTTCAGCAGTAAAATCAGCATTAAGCCAATAAGTGACTTTATACTTCATTACAAAGCTTCTTCTACATCTAATTCAAATTGATAAAGAACATTCCCATCTTTGTCAGCACTTACAGCACCAAACTCTTGAACATCATTTGTAAGATGTACTGTAAAAGGAACATTGTCATAAGATACAGTTTCGTCATCTGACAATGCAGTAGTCAATGGTGGTTCTATAGTGACAGTAGCCGCACCTGAAGAACTTGTTACATCTGCAACAACCATATAGACTTTTGTGTGTCCATTAAATTTTATAAAATCACCAGACCTTAGTCGGTTTGCCGAGTCAGCCGCAAATCCATCAATAGCAATAGTAGTATCTCCAACTGTGTGACTACCATTAACAGCAAGTGTTCCTGTTTCAACTCCTCTAGCATCTTCTATTTCTGGCGGTATGATTGTAAAGTTTTCTTTTTGTGATCTTTGTTTGATAATAAATGCCATAAGTTCGCCATAAATGTCAGACCTTTTTCCTGTAATTATTTGTGCAGTAAAAGCAAATCTTTGACCATCTATTTGTCTTGCAAGTTTCTTACCTGATTGTGATTTTGAAATAATTGTATTCTGTATGCTCCGAATACCAAGAGTCGAAAAACCAGCAGAAGATATTGGAAATGCACCAGCCATTAGATTATACTACTTCTCCCTTTTTCATTTACTGCATTGTTTATAAGTTGAGTTATTGTTCCTCTTGATCTTACAAGTAATTCTTCAAAACCAGAAGCATCTACAGTATTTATATTAAAATTAACATTTACTCCACCACCCATAGAACCAAGTCTTGAATTTGGAATAATTTGACCAGACGAATTAGGAACAAACAATTCACCACCTCTACCTGAAGCACTATCTCCAACTATTACAGGTTGGTCTTTTCTAACAGATCCACCTTTATTGAAAAAACTTAAAAATGAGCCGCCACCGCTACCGCCACCGCCACCTAATGCTAGTAATGCGGCTTGAAGTGCAACTTGTTTTTGTTTTTCTTTAGTAATTGCTTTTTCAGTTCTAAGTTTCTCATTATCCTTTCCAATTATTTTTTTTACAATAAATTCTTCTATGGCTAATAATGCAAGTCTTTCAATAGTTTTTGCAAGAATGTCAATTAACAAACCTTGTGCCAATTCTTTGAATGATTTATTTATATTTTTTCCTAATACTATTGCTTCTGCTAATGATCTTGAAAAAGAACTTGTAAATGAAGTAATGCTATCAAATATTTCATTACTTAAAGAAAAAGATTCATTGTTTTCTTTTATTTTTTCACCTACTTGTCCTAATATATCTCTTTGTTTTCCAAATTGTTTTACACCCTCTGTTTCAAGTTCGTGAAATTTAAGTCTTTTGTTATTAATTTCTGTTAATAAAAATAGTTCTTTAGTTCTCTCTTTTTCTTTTGCTTTTGCTATAGCTTCTTCTACCTTTTTAATATCGACAATAGATTCTTTTTGTGCATTTAAACTTTTAGTGATTTTATTTTGTTCTTGTAGAATACCTTTTAATCTCAAAAATCTTTCTTTTTCTATTTCACCAATTTGTCTTTCAAGTTCTCGTTGTTCTTTTGTTTTGATTTGTATTTCTAGTTGTTTGGGTAAAACAAAATTTACTGCACTTATTAAATGTTCATAAGCTATTGTTACAGCATCAACAGCTTTTGCTAATGCTTTTATTCCTGTCGATAATAATTTTAATGCACCTGTAAGAACAAAACCTATTGCATCTGCAATATCATTAAATGTGGCTTCATTTTCTTTTATAAATGTATCTAAATCTTTAAACTCTTTTTTCAAAGCAGAAAAAAATTCTGCATCAGCTACTCTTTTTTGAAACTTAAATACACTATCTGATAACATTGATAGAGTACCTGTAAATGTATTAGCTAATTCATCAGTTGCATTTCCAAACTTTCCACCTTTTCCAAAAACTCTTTCAAATGCCGCAATAGTTTCTTCAGCCGATACAGTTGCACCAGCAGAGAAACCTAACATATCTCTAACTCCTCGTTCTCTAAATATATCAGCTGAAGCTATACCAGCACTAAATGATCTTTGTATTTGTTCACCTGTCGTTTGAAAGTCTAATCCTGTAACAGCCGCAACATTACCTGTTATCTCTAAAATTTTTGATAACCTATCTGCATCACCAGCAACAACAGCTAAGTTACCTGATGCCGCTTGTATTTGTTCTAATGAGAAAGGAACTTTTGCGGCAAAGTTTGCCATTACATCAAAAGCTTTTGCACCCTCTTGTGTGCTTCCAAATAATTGTTTTAATCTTACTTGTAAATCTTCAACAGTTCTTCCTACATCAACAAACTGTTTAATAACTATACCAGCACCAATACCAACTAATGCACCTTTTACAGATAAAACAGCATCTTTTAATCCAGCTAATCTTCCTTTAATACCATTA